AAACAACCCCATCGGATTCGGCCAGCAAGCCCTTACCCAGATGCAGACGCAGGGTGGCCAGGACGCAGCGGCACAGCAGGCCGCGGCGAACTTGGGTTCGGCTGTTCCGTTGACGCCGATGGAAGCGTTGCAGGCGGCCAGGTTAGCTCGGCAAGCGGCGATGGCTGGTGGTGATGCGTTTATGGCAGCAGGTAGGGTTGGTGAGCGTTATGCTGAAAAAGTGGTGCCACAGATTATGGAGCGCGGCGGGTTGCCGGCGGAAATGTTGTCTGCCATGGCGCAAGGATCAACGGCCAACATGGCCGAGCGCGTGGGTAAGATGAAGGCGTCTGAGGTTTTATTCCCAGGTCGAACTGAGGTTTCATTGACGCCAGCAGAAAAGTCTGCTTTGACCAAGTACAAGTCGATTTTGGACACGCCCGCGGTGATGCGCCGAGAGCAAGCCAGGTTGTTTGGCACTGGTGACATTGTGCAACCATCGCTGAATGTGGCGCAAGAATTTGGTGTGCATCCCACGGCGTTGTTGGATAAGTACGCGGTGCCTATTTTGTGGGATACCTCGGCCACTGGTGGTAATGTGACGCAGATTGCTGGTATCCCGTTGACGCAAGGAATGCGCGATGCCACGCCGGCGTTTGTTCAGCGCCAAGGCGGCAGGCTTTACCCGTACATTCAGGAAAATTTGCAACAGGGTGTTGGTGGGGCATCCAACGAAATCGCGCAGGTTTCCAAGATCAACAATTTGAACAAGTACAGCGACCTTGGCGACACCGTTGGCGTGCAGATGAATCTGGCTCCCAGCGGCATCAATTTTTCGCACCACGTTGCTGAATCTTATGTGGGTGCATTAAATGCGCTTAAACCTTCGCGTGAGGCGCTGACTTCGTTTAGAGACGCGGTAAGAAACACAAAGTCGGTGAACCCTGTTACCAAAGAGGTTACATACCCTTACAACAAATTTCCTGGTTTGGACAGCCCCAACATTCGGGAAATTATGGCCAACGGGGTAGAAAATCAGTATAGCGCCGGCAATATCCGCAAAGCCATCGGAGAAGTTGGTTCAACAGCGGCCATGCAGAATCAAGGTTTTCCGCGCTGGCAAGATGTGTACAACGTGATGAGCGAACCAGGCGCAGAAACCGGCATGGCTCACACCCTGCTGTCGGTCAAGCCCAACACGCAGATGGTGACACCAAACTTTGAGCATGGCTCGTACAACGCTGGCCTCAAGGCCAAGCTGTTGGGTTCTTTCTTAAATGCCAAGGGCGAAGTTGTGGGTGTGCCTGATAGGCTCATAATGCAAAAAACATTTGCCAAAAAATTGGCTGAAGGCAAAAACATCAACAACATCCGCACGTCGTTGCTTAAAAGCCACCACGGAGAGAAGTTGGATCAACAAGCAATTGACAACATTGCTAGATACCTTGGGTATCAGGTTGATTGAGCGACTCAAGATGCTCTTTCTCTTTGGTCAATTCTTCAATCAATTGGTTAACAATTTCAAGTCGAACAGAATCTGGCTGTCCCGAAAATGCTTGAGGCATCCGCAGATAAGCCGCGTTGTTTGAGAAGTTGAAACCGCAGTATGCGACTACTTTTTTCATGTCTGGCCTCCAAAGTTACATTCTATCAAACTGCTAGATAAATGCAAACCACAATCTACAAGCCCGAAGACGAACAGGAACTGATGGCCACGCTGTGGTCACCGGCCATTGCTGACGACCCAGAGGCGTTTGTGTTGTTTGCCTTCCCTTGGGGCCAGGAGAACACGCCGCTGGCCAACTTTAAGGGTCCACGCAAATGGCAGCGCGAGGTCTTGCGTGAGATCACCTCGCACATCAAGCGCCAAAAGGGGCTGATTGACTTTGAAACCCTGCGCCATGCGGTAAGTTCTGGCCGAGGTATTGGCAAGTCTGCCTTGGTGTCTTGGCTCACGATCTGGATGCTGTCCACCAGGATAGGATCAACGACCATCATCTCAGCTAACAGCGAATCCCAGCTCCGAGCGGTCACATGGGCTGAGATTACCAAGTGGTTGGCCATGAGCATTAACAGCCACTGGTTTGAGGTGTCGGCCACCAAGGTAGCCCCCGCCAACTGGCTTACCGAGCTGATTGAAAAAGACCTCAAAAAGGGCACCAGGTACTGGGCGGTTGAGGGCCGGCTGTGGTCGGCAGAAAACCCTGATTCCTATGCCGGCGTTCACAATCACGACGGTGTGATGGTGATTTTTGATGAGGCCAGCGGTATTGATGATGCCATCTGGGCGGTGACGGCTGGTTTCTTTACCGAAAACACCCCGAACCGTCTATGGATGGCATTTTCCAACCCCCGCCGCAATACTGGCTACTTTTACGAATGCTTTAACAGCAAGCGCGACTTTTGGACCAACAAGGTGGTGGACGCTCGTACGGTGGAGGGCACCGACAAGGCTGTGTACCAGAACATCATTGATGAGTACGGCCCGGACAGCGCGCAGGCGCACGTTGAGGTGTATGGCCAGTTCCCATCCGAAGGCGATGACCAGTTCATCCCGGCAAACATTGTGGATGAGGCAATGGACCGGCCAAAGTACAAAGACCAGACAGCCCCAATCATCATTGGTGTGGACCCTGCGCGCTTTGGCGCTGATGCGACGGTGATTGCCGTGCGCCAGGGCCGCGATATTGTGCGCATTGACCGCCATCGAGGGGATGACACAATGACGGTTGTTGGCCACATCATTGAGGCCATTGAGGAGTTCAAGCCGGCCCTGGTGGTGATTGATGAGGGTGGTCTTGGCGCCGGCATTGTTGACCGGCTCAAAGAGCAACGGTACAAGATCAAGGGTGTGAACTTTGGAAATAAGTCGGCCAACCCGATCATGTACGGCAACAAGCGCGCCGAGATGTGGGGAAAGATGAAGGAGTGGTTGCGCACGGCCAGCATCCCCAAAGATCGGTTCTTGAAAACTGATCTGATTTCGCCTATGATCAAGCCAGATTCTAGGGGCACCATTTTCTTGGAAAGCAAGAAGGACATGAAGGCGCGCGGTCTGGCGTCGCCTGATGCGGCTGACGCCATCTGCGTGACCTTTGCCTTCCCTGTGGCACACCGAGAGTACAATTCCAAGGAACGTGTTGTCCGTAGCCAAGGGCAATCCGGTGTTTCAACTTCATGGCTGGGGGCATAGAATGGCAACTAAACCTGGGCTATATGCCAACCTTCACGCCAAGCAAGCTCGCATCAAAGCGGGTTCTGGTGAAAAGATGAACAAAGTTGGCAGCAAGGCAGCGCCTACCGCCAAAGATTTCAAAGACTCGGCTAAGACGGCCAAAAAGGGGAAATGATGGCAACGAAGTTTGAAAAATCAAAAAAAGACGTTGAGAAAAAAGCATACGGCAAAGAGGGCAGTAAGAAAGACATGGCCGCTGATAAGCGCCAGGCCAAGCCCATGCCAATGAAAAAGAAGTGATATGCCACTCGTTAAATCTAAATCCCCCGAAGCGTTTCGCAAGAACGTGAAGGCTGAAGTTGGCGCAGGCAAGCCGATTAAGCAGGCCGTAGCGATTGCGTATTCTGTCAAGCGCGCGGCACCCAAGGGCGCACCAAAAGGTAAGAAATAATGCCTCAAGATTACACCGGGATCACCGCCGCCGCTGCTGTATCCGAAGGCGGCTCGGCCAAGGACAAGAGTTCAGCCGATGTGCTGAGTACCGCCCGAAGCCGTCTGGACATGGCCATCTCGGCCTATTCTGAGTCCCGTGAGGATGAGCTGGACGACCTGCGGTTCTTTGCCGGTTCGCCCGATAACCAGTGGCAGTGGCCAGCCGACGTGCTATCTACCCGTGGCGCGGTGCAGGGCCAGACGATCAATGCGCGTCCTTGTCTCACGATCAACAAGTTGCCGCAGCACGTTCGCCAAGTCACCAACGACCAGCGCCAAAATCGCCCAGCAGGCAAAGTTATTCCTGCCGATGACGGTGCTGACATTCAGGTGGCAGAGGTGTTTAACGGGATTGTGCGCCACATTGAGTACATCAGTGATGCCGATGTGGCATACGACACTGCCTGCGAAAACCAAGTGGCTTATGGCGAGGGCTACCTGCGCATTTTGACCGAGTATTGCGACGATAAATCGTTCAACCAGGACATCAAGATTGGCCGTATCCGCAATTCTTTCTCGGTCTACATGGACCCCATGATCCAAGACCCTTGCGGTGCTGATGCAAAGTGGTGCTTCATTACCGAGGACATCCCCAAGGACGAGTACCACCGGCTGTATCCCAATGCCGCGCCGATCACCACCTTGCAGTCAATGGGTGTGGGTGATCAGTCCATCAACCAGTGGATCAATGAAAATACGGTGCGAATTGCCGAGTATTTTTACATCGACTACGACCACAAAACGCTGCACCTGTACCCTGGCAACCAGTCATACTACGCCAACACGCCCGAAGACAAGGCCATGAAGGCCATGTATGGCGCTCCAAAGCAAAAGCGCGAGGTGGAGATCAAGAAGGTCAAGTGGTGCAAGATCAACGGCTACGAAATCCTGGAAGAGCGCGACTGGGCTGGTGCTTGGATTCCGGTGGTCAAGGTCATTGGCAACGAATTTGAGGTGGATGGCCGCATTTATATGAGCGGTTTAGTCCGAAATGCCAAGGATGCACAGCGGATGTACAACTATTGGGTGTCCCAAGAGGCAGAGATGCTGGCTTTGGCGCCCAAAGCCCCGTTTATTGGCTATGGTGGCCAGTTTGAGGGCTATGAAAACCAGTGGAAGACCGCCAACACGACCAACTGGCCGTATCTAGAGGTAAACCCTGATGTTACCGACGGCCAAGGCGCTATTTTGCCTTTGCCCCAGCGTGCCCAGCCCCCGATGGCGTCATCTGGCCTGTTGCAAGCCAAAGCAGGGGCTTCTGAGGACATTAAATCGACGACTGGTCAGTACGACGCATCGCTGGGTCAGCAAGGCAACGAGCGATCTGGCAAGGCTATTCTGGCTCGTCAGCGCGAGGGCGACACCGGCACCTACCACTACGTTGACAACCTGGCTCGTGCCGTGCGCTATGTCACCCGGCAGTTGGTAGACCTGATTCCCAAGATTTACGACACCCAACGCATCGCTCGGATCATTGGTGAGGATGGCGAGTCCGATATGGTCAAGATTGACCCGACTCAACCAGAAGCCGTGCGTAAAGTGCAAAACGAACAGGGCATTGTGATTGACAAGATTTACAACCCTACCGTCGGCAAATACGACGTGGTGGTGACCACTGGACCGGGCTATGCAACCAAGCGCCAAGAGGCTTTGGAGGCTATGGCTCAGTTGTTGCAGGGTAACCCCCAACTTTGGCAGGTGGCTGGCGACTTGTTTGTGAAGAACATGGATTGGCCAGGCGCCCAAGAGATGGCCAAACGGTTCGCCAAGACCATTGACCCCAAGCTCATGGATGACGCCGAAGACAACCCGGCACTGGCGGCAGCCCAGCAGCAGATGCAAGCGATGGGCCAAGAGATGGAACAGATGCACCAGATGCTGCAAAACGTGGGCAAATCCATTGAGATGCAGGAACAGCGACGCAAGGACTACGAGGCTGACATCAAAGCATTCCAAGCTGAAACCCAGCGAATTTCTGCGATTCAGGCCAGTATGTCACCGGAGCAGATTCAGGACATCGCTGTGGGCACGATCCATTCGATGATCAATAGCGGTGACCTGATGGCTGCACGGCCCGAAGTCGAGCAATCAGAACCCCGTGAAATGCAGGGTATGCCAGAATCGGCTGAAGGGATGCAACAATGAAACCCGCTGACTTTGTAGGCACGTTGTTCCTTGCGCGTGATGTTGCGCACTCTGTGCATCTGAACACCCGCAGCTTTTCCAAGCACATGGCGCTTAATGAGTTCTACAATGAAATCATTGAACTGGCCGACAATTTCACCGAAGCGTATCAAGGACGCCACGAGTTGATTGGTCCCATTAGCCTGTTGAGCGCCAAGAAAACGACCAACATTGTTGAATTCTTGCAGGATTCTCTCAAGGATATTGAGGACGGTCGATACAAAGTGGTGAGCAAAGAAGATACCGCTTTGCAGAATATAATTGATGAAATTGTTGGTCGGTACTTGTCCACCTTGTACAAACTGAGATTTCTGGCATGATAGAACTTGCAGGACAACCAGGTGAGCTGCGGTTCACCCTTGAGATTACCCGTAAAGAAACGGGTAAAACCGAAACCGTCGAACTCGTCGGCTATCTCGACGAAGACAAATTGAAGGAACTTCAAAATGGCAGTAACACACAGCACCTCGGCTCGTAACGCAGCAACCGATGCGGTAACCGCGTTGATCGGCACCAGCGGCAACTTAGTGTTTCGCATTTCGCCGTCCACGGTCGGTTCTCCTGGCACTGCCGTGGCCACCTTGCCGTTGTCGGCAACTGCCTTTGGTGCGTCATCTTCTGGCACCGCCACGGCCAACGCCATCACCAGCGACACCAATGCTGCTGGCAATGCGTCTGCTGTTGCGTTTGCCACCCTGCAAACCTCTGGCGGCACGGCCATCATCCAGTGTTCTGTGGCCGCTTCGGGTTCGGACATCAACATGACCAACGGCCTGACCGTTGCTGCTGGTGACACTGTGTCTTGCAGTTCTTTGACGTACACTGCACTGTCTGCTTAAAAATCTAGGGCATAAAATATGGCTCTCGTACTTGCAGATCGAGTACAAGAAACCAGCACCACTACCGGCACGGGTACTCTTACTCTGGCTGGGGCGGTGGCTGGTTTTCAATCGTTCTCCGTCATTGGTAACGCAAATACCACTTACTACTGCATCACTGAAGCGTCTACGGGTGCGTGGGAAGTTGGAACTGGGACATACACAAGCTCCGGTACAACCCTGTCCCGCACGACAGTTTATTCGTCCTCAAATGCAAACGCACTGGTCAACTTTACCAGCGGCGCACTGACTGTATTTTGTGATTTTCCTGCAACATTAGCCGGAAAAGTTGTAGTAGCCAATGAAACCTTATCCGGTGCCACATGGTATCCAACCTTTGTTGCCGCAAGTAGTGGCATCAACACCGTAACTGTTGCGAATGGTGCTCCCGGAATATCGTATACGCCCGGTTCTGGGACATTAACCACATTTAAATCACTTGTAAATTACAGCAATGATTATGGCTTGAGAGCATATGGTTCGGCAGCGATTGGCGGCAATGCGTCTTCCACCACAAGATACCAAAGTGCTGATGGAATTGAAATTCGCAGTAACGCCGCTGGATACTTACCTGTGTTTGTCGGTAACTTAAACGAGGGTAGCGGTAGTCCCTACAACTTCAACATAATTAGCAACCTTGCTTGGAGTTCTAGCGACTCTCAATATACATATTCAACGACAGCCCCTTATAGTGGAATTTCCACATCGGGGGATACAACATATCTTACGTCTGGGCCATCAGCAGCAGCCGGTACATTAATTGGCTCGATTAATTACTGCTTGGCCGCAAGTTATGCTGGCGTTTCTGTTCGTGTTGCATTTTCCGCGTTAAACTCAATCAAATCCTCCAGCAGTTCTGCTGGTGTTGGTTACGCAACAGGCGCAGGTGCAACTCAGACCCAAGCAACTAGCAAGTCCACTGGCGTTACGCTGAACAGCATTTGTGGTCAGATTACGACTACAGCGTCAGCTTTGGCAGCTTCCACCTCGGTTAGTTTTACGCTTACCAACAGTGCTATTGCTGCAACTGATGTCGTGATTGTCAACGCAGCCAACGTAGGCGGTGCAGCCCCAACGATTAACACATACCAGATTAGCGTGGACTCTGTTTTGGCTGGCTCTTGCCGTATCCATATTCGTAACGTATCAGCAGCATCTGCCTCTCAAGCTATTGTTCTGAACTTTGCAGTCATCAAATCTGTTGCCGCATAAGGAAACAAAATGGCGCTTTCAAAATCAATTCAAACCGAATACCAAGTCCCGGCTACGTACTGGAACATTGGCTGGGTGCAAGAGGACTTCAAGAACAAGTCTGTTGAGGTGTTGGTGTACGGCTACGCAAACAAAGAAGCCCGAGATGCCAACGCACAGCATATGCACTCAATCCGCTTTGGTTTGCAGGGCGATGAATATGTGGCGGGGCAGGATCGTGCCGCCTTGTACGCTACCCTCAAACAACAAGCTGATTTCACCGACGCTACTGACGTTTAATATAAGGCGGGCCAAATAAATGTTTGGTTTTGGCCCGTTTTCATCGGCACCATTCTCTGCAAAACCGGCAACAGCAGCGACAACTGTTGTTAAAACTGTCTTTATTACGTCGGGCACGACGTACACGATTCCTTCAAATTTTGTTTCTCTTGTTTCCGTAGAAGTTATCGGTGGCGGTGGCGGCAGTTTCAGAGCGACAACAGCGGGTGGTTCAGGAGGTGGTGCGTATTCTGCGTCTACTGTCGTAAAAGGATTGTCTGCTAATGGGACAGCATATGTAAACATTGGTTCTGGTGGTGCAGCAGGAACTTCTGCAACATCAGGCGGTGACACTTGGTTTAATGCTTACGCTAATACTGCGCCAACCACATTTAGCACGACCGGCAGCATCGTAGCAACCACTTTAACGGTTGTCAGCGGTACGGGCGTCCGAATAGGGCAAGTAATTACCGGAACAGGTGTTACTGCTGGAACAATAATTACTGGTGGGTCGGGCACAGTTTGGACTGTTTCTCCGTCGCAAACTGTTGGTTCCACAACAATCAGTTCTACTGGAACCTCGCTTGGAACTTTAGCAAAAGGCGGTTTGGCTGCAACTTCTGCAACAGGGGGTGCTGGTGGTGCATCTGCTTCTGGAATTGGTACAGTTAATTTTTCAGGTGGTGCAGGCGGGACTTCTGCAAACAATAATAAATCTGGTGGTGGTGGTGCAGGCGGGCCGGGGGGTGTTGGTGGAGCTGGCGGTTCTGCATCTGCCACGAGTTATGGAGCTGGCGGCGGTTCTGGCGCAACATTAACGGCAGCGGGGACTGTTGGTGGAAATGGCGTTTCGGGAATTGGTGGCGCAGGCGGTGCGTCTACTGGACAAACCGGCGGTAATGGAGGAACAAGTACAGCTGCACCAAATTCAACAACAGCGCCAGCAAATGGTGGTGGTGGTGGTGGTTCTTACTCCACGGGTGGTGGTGGAAATGGTAGCGACGGTACTTTTTGGACCGCAACAGCAGGCGGGACTGCTGGGTCTGGCGGCGGTAGTGGTTCTGGAACTACGGCAGGAAATGGTGCTGGAAATGCTGGTTTATATGGCGCAGGTGCTGGTGGAAGTTCTTCAACTGCCACAACAGGTGGTGCTGGCGCTCAAGGTATTGTTGTTTTTACTTACAACGCAACTGCAACTGTTACTCATGCCACCACAGGCGCATTAACTGGCTCAGGATCAACTGTTGCTGGTGCAGCTAAACGATTCCGTACACATCGCTCAACTGGTGCATTAACGGGACCTGGCTCAACAGTTGCAGGTTCTGCTGCACATAAAGCAAAACACACAACCACAGGCGCTTTAACTGGACCTGGGTCAACGGTTTCTGGTGCGGCCAAGCGATTCCGCGCACATCCTTCAACAGGCGCATTGATTGGCCCAGGATCTACAATTGCCGGTGCGGCCCAACGAACTCGTGTTCATCCTTCAACGGGCGCTATTGTTGGCCCAGGCTCAACTATCTCTGGTACAGCCAAGCGATTCCGCACCCATCCGTCCACAGGGGCTATCGTTGGCTCTGGATCAGTTGTTGCAGGTTCTGCAAGCCGAACTCACGTCCATTCATCAACCGGAGCGCTGATTGGTCCTAGCTCGGCTGTTAGCGGTTCGGCAAATCGAACCCATGCTCACTGGTCAACCGGCGCATTAACTGGTCCCGACTCGGTTGTTGCTGGCTCTGCAAATAGAACACACGCTCACCCGTCAACCGGCGCATTGACCGGCGCAGGATCGACTGTTTCTGGGGCTGCTAATCGAGTAACGCCTCAAGTAACCCATGTGGCCACGGGCGCTTTGACTGGGCAAGGCTCTGCTGTTGCCGGTGCGGCATCTCGCACTCGTGTCCATTTGACCAGCGGCATTCTTGTTGGCCCTGGCCCCTTGGTTATGGGATCGGCGGCTCGATTCCGCGCTCACCCAACTACTGGCGATTTAACCGGGCAAGGCTCGTCGGTTGCTGGCTCTGCCAGTCGAACCCGTGCGCATCCGTCCACTGGCAACTTGGTTGGCCAGCTTGGTGGCGTCACTGGAACGGCCAATCGGACCCATGTCCACCCATCTAGCGGAGCATTAGTTGGACCAGGCTCGACAATCGTTGGAACATCCAGTATTCTGGTAATCCATGATTCCAGTGGCGCAATTGTTGCAAATGGTGCCATAATTGCAGGAACTTCAGATCACATTTCGCTGTACCCCCTTCCGCAATATGTTCAGGAGGGGATAAAATACGGTCCAGGTGGTATGTACGTTGGCACGTTGATCGTAGGTGTCAATCCAATTATTCGACTACGATCTTTTACCGAAAAGGGCTAATATGGCACTTACTCTCAAAGCAGTTACTACGCGGCTGGGTTATCAACAGATTACCAGCTTGAGCGCCGCCACGGGCCTGACGGTTCCGCAAACGGATTTGAACGGTTTGGCTTGCAAGCCCAGTATTGCAATTATCACTGCCGAGGCACAAGCTGTGCGCTGGCGAGATGATGATGTTGCCCCGACCGCTACGGTTGGTATGCCCTTGGCTGCTGGCGCTACGTTGCAATATGACGGCGATCTCACAAAGATCAAATTCATTGAGCAAACGGCCAGCGCCAAGATCAATGTCACCTATTACGCTTGAGGTGAATCATGGAACTCTTTGATGCAACCGGCGCAGTAGATTTCAACCAGTTTGTCACTTACGTTGCCAAAACCTTTCCCAATGAACTGAAAACGATGATCCAGACTCGTGACGAGCTGGCTCAACGTCAAGGCGCATTGAGCGCAGTGGCCGATGCCCTGGCTGACCGCCAGGCCGCAGCTAAAGAACTAGCAGACGCCAAAGCCCAAGCCGCCGAGCTGATTGTTGCTGCTGTTGCTCGTGATGCGGAATCAAATGCGCTGGCTGCACTGACCGCAGAAAGCAAAGATTCTATTGATGCTTATGTCCAAGTTTCTCTTACTGATTTGGATGCACGAGAAGCCGCTGCTGATGCGCGTGACGCGGCTTTGAATGCTCGTGAAGCTAACTTGAATGCCAAGGACGCATCAGTGCAAGAGCGCAAGCTGTTGCTGGATGCCTCTGAACAAAACCTTGCAGAACGCCTAAAAACTTTTCAAGACAAAGTGGCTGCTTTGAGTGCATAATGTAATTTAACCGTACCGGCGAGGCACACCGGGGAATCTTAGGATTCATAGAATGACTGAAGAAGTCCAAGCATTAGCGGAGTCTGCTCCCGCGCCAGAACAGGTTGCAACGGCTGTACCTGAGTCTGATGATAAAGCGCCGGAAGTCGTCGAGAATCAAACCGAAACAACCGAGGAGAAAAAATACTCCCAGGCTGAAATCGATGCGATGATCGGCAAGCGCCTCGCAAGAGAACAGCGCAAATGGGAACGTGAACAGTCTGCAAAGCAAGCGGAAACGCTTACTCGACAGGCAGTTCCAAGGGAATTGCCACCGGCTGATCAGTTTGAAAGCCCCGAAGCCTACGCGGAAGTGTTGGCCAATCGACGTGCTGAAGAGCTGATTGCCCAGAGGGATTATCAACGGACAGTTGCTCAAACCGAAGCAGCCTACGAGGAACGTGTTGAATCGGCGATGGATAAGTACGATGACTTTACCGAAGTCGTGCAAAACCCCTCACTGCCAATTACGACCTACATGGCTGAAGCGATTAAGTCGTCCGATGTTGGACCCGATGTAGCCTATTGGCTAGGTACAAACCCCAAGGAAGCATCGCGTATTTCCCGTATGTCGCCTTTGTTGCAGGCCAAAGAAATTGGGCGTATTGAGGCAAAAATTGCCACAGAACCCCCAGTGAGAAAGACAACCTCTGCACCAGCACCGATCAGCCCGGTGACGGCGCGTGCTTCGGGTAATCCGAGTTATGACACTACTGATCCTCGTTCAACGAAGACCATGAGTGACTCGGAATGGATTGAAGCAGAACGCCGTCGACAGATGAAAAAGTGGGAAGCGCAGAGAAACCGCTAACAAATTGAAAGGACTTTATTGTGTCTAATAGCATCTTAACGATCGACATGATCACCCGCAAGGCTCTGGAAATTCTGGAGAACAACCTTGTATTGACCCGCAACGTGAACCGTCAGTACGACGACAGCTTCGCTGTTGAAGGTGCCAAGATTGGTTCTACTCTGCGTATTCGTTTGCCCGACCGCGCTCTGGTGACCGACGGTGCCGCCCTGCAAGTTCAGGACGACAACGAGCAGTACACCACCCTGTCTGTGGCCAGCCAAAAGCATATCGGCGTGAACTTCACTTCTGCCGAATTGACCATGCAGTTGGACGACTTCGCAGAGCGTGTGTTGAAGCCGCGTATCAGCCAGTTGGCATCCAGCATCGACGCCGATGTGGCCAATGCTTACAAGAGCATCGGCAACAGCGTTGGCACCCCTGGCACCACGCCTGGCACCTCTTTGGTTCTGTTGCAAGCTCAACAGAAACTGAACGAGAACGCTGCCATCATGTCGCCGCGCTACGCTACCGTGAACCCCGCTGCCAACGCTGCGCTGGTTGAAGGCATGAAAGGTCTGTTCAATCCGACCGATACCGTGTCCCGCCAGTTCAAAAACGGCATGATGGGCACCGGCGTTTTGGGCTTCGACGAAATCAACATGAGCCAGTCTATCAAGCAGTTCACCACCGGCACTCGTACCAACGGTACCGTGACGACCACTGTTGCTGCTGAAGGCACCTCTGTGATTTCTCTGAGCGGTTTGGGCGCTAACGCTACGCTGAAAGCTGGTGAAGTTTTCACCATCGCCAACGTGTACGCTGTCAACCCACAAACCCGTGAGTCCACCGGCTCTCTGGCTCAGTTCGTTGTGACTGCTGACGCAGTTGCTAACGGCTCTGGTGTTGCTGCTACCGTGAACGTGTACCCGGCTATTTACAGCCCCGCAAACGCTCTGGCCACCGTGAACTCGTTCCCGCAGTCCAGCGCTGCTGTGACGTTCTTGGGTGCCGCAAGCACGCAGTACGCTCAGAACTTGGTGTACCACAAGGATGCCATCACGTTCGCTACCGCCGACCTGTTGCTGCCCCAAGGCGTTGACATGGCCGCTCGTTCCGTGCATAACGGCATCAGCTTGCGCGTTGTTCGTCAGTATGACATCAACAACGATCGTATGCCTTGCCGTATCGACGTGCTGTATGGTTACAGCGCGATTCGTCCACAGATGGCTTGCCGCGTCTGGGGTTAAACGAATAGGGGCTTCGGCCCCTTCTTCTGTATATTTTTGAAAGGAATTTATCATGGCTCTCCCTAATGGTGCAGGTGGTTATCAAGTTGGCGACGGTAACCTGAACGAAGTTCAACTCTCTGCTTTTGCCGATCCACTGTCGCAAGCAGCTACGGGCACTTTGACCGCAGCTCAATTGGCCGCTGACATTCTGATCGTTGGTTCTGGCGCTACTGCTGCCCAGACGTACACGCTGCCCGCAGCGTCTACGCTGGACGCCTTGGTCACCAGCGCTAAGGTCGGTAGTGTTATCGTTCTGTATGTTGTGAACATCGGCACCAGTTCCGGCACCGCCGCTTTGGCAATGGGCACCGGCTTCACCGATGGCGGCAACTCCACGGTGGCTTTGCCCATCACTTCCAGCGGCCAGTTCATGCTTCGCAAGACTGGTGACGCTGCTTGGTCTGTGTACCGCGTGGCCTAATAAAGAATGGGGCTTCGGCCCCTTCTTTTTCTAAAAGGAACAATCATGTCGAACTCACAATCAGTCGGTGTTGCTTACAGCGACCCCGAGTTCACTACCTGCTACGCGACCCAAGAAATTGGTTACGCGGCAGCAGCTCAAGGTGCTGTGACTCAACTCACTAGCAAATCCACCGCAGTTACGTTGAACACTAGTGCTGGTCAAATCACAATGAACAATGCTTCATTGGCTACGGTTACAAACGTCGCTTTCACATTGAACAATTCTTTGCTTTCTGCCAAAGATGTGTTGATCACCAATGTTGCTGGCGGCGCTGCTACTGCTGGAACGTACAACGTGTTTGTGTCAACTATGGGCGCAGGTTCTGCAACCATTGTTTTACGCAACATTTCTGCCGGTCCGTTGTCAGAAGCCGTAGTTATCAACTACGCCATCATTCACGGCGCATAAAAAAGCGGGGGCTAATCACCCCCGTTTTCAAAATGGCACAAATTTATCTTACCCATCCTGTCCACGGGACGAAGATTGCATCGCTTGACGCCGAAGTCGAGCATGATGAAAAATTCGGGTGGAAGCAGTACAATCCAGATGCGTCCCCTGAATCTGAGGACGAAGTCGCGGTGAATACGTTGTCGCTCAAGCGCAAGTACATCCGCAAAGCTGAACAAATTGGAGAATAATCATGGCGATTACGGCGCAGCAAATCATCTATAAATCATTGCGTATGCTCGGTGTCATCGCCTCTGGTGAAGCCCCGACTGCCGCTGAGGCACAAGACTCGCTTTACGGCTTAAACTCACTCATCGACTCGTTTGCGTCGAATCCCCAGTATTATTACTACACTCAAGACGAAGTCTTTTCTTTGACTTCTGCTACTGCGTCATACACAATTGGCACTGGTGGAACTTGGGCAACAAACCGACCAATCCGAATTGTTGGTGCATACATCACTGTGTCTGGTGTTGACACGCCGCTCGGTCTGATTACCGAGCAGTTCTACAACAACATCAGCGCAAAGACTACTGCCGGTGCCCCCACCAGCATCTTGTATCGTCCTAGCGCACCATTGGGAACAGTTATTGTTTACCCTGTGCCAGCGTCAACCACTTCAATTCACCTTCGTACCGAAAAGACGTTGGTGCAGTACACCAGCTTGACCGATACCCAAGCCCTGCCACCTGGCTATCAACGCCTCATGGAATTGTCTTTGGCTTGCGACTTGGCTCCTGAGTATGGTTCCCGTGCTGCCCCTGAGACTGTTGCATACCTGAAGACCTCGCTTGCCGACCTCATGCGTACCAACATCCAGAAACTGCCAAGTTCCAAGATTGGTACTTTTCCTGCTTCTAACACTCCGCAGGATGTTACTACTGTGGGTGGCATGATGCCTGCGCCGCAAGGTGGTGTGCAGTGACAACAGCCCGACAACTGATTGGCGATGCCCATAGGTTGCTCGGTCTTGTAGCCTCTGGTAATGCGTTGCCCGAGGCCGATTATCAGGACAATCTGAGGGCCTTAAATCAGATGATCGACTCGTGGAATACCGAGCGATTGATGATTTACAACACGATTGATCAGGTTTTCACTTGGCCTGCGGGTCAGATTACTCGCCACCTTGGGCCAAGCGGTGAGTTTATTGGCGTTCGTCCTATTGCACTTGACGATTCAACATATTACCGTGACCCAACCAACAATGTGAGCTTTGGCATCAAGTTCATCAATCAGCAACAGTACGACGGTATTGCGGTCAAAACCGTGACCTCCACTTACCCCCAAGTAATGTGGATCAACATGGAATACCCCGATATTTCAATGACGGTGTACCCCAAGCCCACGCGGGATTTGGAGTGGCACTTTATTTCGGTGCAAGAAATTGATCAACCGGCCACGTTGTTGACCGACATCGCTTTGCCGCCAGGCTATCTTCGTGCCTTTAGGTACAACTTGGCGTTGGAGCTGGCTCCCGAGTTCAACATGGAACCCTCGGCGCAAGTTAAACGCATCGCCATGACCAGCAAGCGCGATCTGAAACGTCAAAACAACCCAGACGATGTGATGTCAATGCCTTACGCCATTGTGGCGACACGGCAACGGTTTAACGTCTACGCTGGCAATTACTAATGAAAAGCCCCATCCTCGGCAGCTCATACGTTGCTCGCAGCGTCAATGCTGCCGACAGCCGTATGGTCAACTTGTTCCCAGAAGTTGTTCCAGAGGGCGGCAAGGAGCCTGCGTTCCTGTCTCGTTGCCCAGGCTTGAAACTGCTGGCAACTGTGGGGAATGGTCCAATCCGAGGCTTGCAGTCGATGTACGGGTATCTGTACGTTGTTTCTGGCGACACCCTGTACAAAGTGGACTCGTCTTACAACGCCACGATTCTTGGCAAAGTTAGCGGCCTTACAGCGCCTGTGTCAATGGCCAACAACGGCAATCAGATATTTATTGCCTGCAATGGTCCTAGTTACATCTACAACTCGTCCACGGGCGCGTTTGGCCAGATCACTGACCCCGACTTCCCTGGCGCTCTTACAGTGTCCTATCTGGACGGCTACTTTGTTTTTATTGAACCAAACAGCCAAAGGGTTTGGACAACTGACTTGTTGGATCCGACCTCGATTGACCCGTTAAACTTTGCCAGCGCCGAAAGCGATCCCGATGGGTTGATCTCATCTGCCGTCAATCGGTCCGAGGTCTGGCTTTTTGGCAGCAACTCGACCGAGGTTTGGTACAACGCTGGTGGTTCGGGTTTTCCCTTACAACGCATTCAAGGTGCAGTGAATGACATTGGCTGCGCTGCCACGTTCTCTGTGGCCAAGCTGGACAACTCAATCTTTTGGCTGGGTTCTGATGCACGAGGCCAAGGCGTCGTTTACAAGGCAAATGGATACAACGGGCAGCGAGTCAGCACGCACGCTGTTGAATGGCAAATCCAGCAATACTCAACCATCTCGGATGCGGTGGGATACAGCTACCAGCAGGATGGCCATATCTTTTATGTTCTGAGTTTCCCAACGGCACAGGCTACTTGGGTGTATGACGCATCGACGCAAGCCTGGCATGAGCGTGCCGGTTTTGCGAATGGCAAATTGACCCAGCATCGGGGCAACTGCCAGACATTTTTCAACAACGCGAATGTTGTTGGCGATTACCTTAATGGTAACATTTATGACTACGACCTAACCGTTTACTCGGATGGGCTTTACCCGCAAAAGTGGATTCGGTCATGGCGTGCGCTTCCGACTGGGGAAAATACGTTGGTAAGAACTAATCAGCACAGCCTCCAACTCGATATTGAGGCGGGAAGCGGTTTAAACCTTGGCCAAGGCAGTGACCCACAGGTCATGCTTCGCTGGTCTGATGATGCTGGCCATACCTGGTCCAATGAGTATTGGATGGCAATTGGTAAGATTGGCGAGTACGGCAAGCGGGTGATCTGGCGCCGACTCGGCATGACCATCAAGTTGCGGGACCGAGTTTATGAGGTTTCTGGCACTGACCCCGTGAAGATTTCTATCATGGGCGCAAAACTTGTAGTGGCGGCCACAAATGCCTGATAGCATACAAATCCCAGCCGCCAGGGTTGAGATTACTGAGCCTGATACTAAACTCATGTCTAGGACATGGTATCGCTTTTTGAACGCTATCTCTGGGCTTTTGAGTGTAAATGGTTCATTTTATGATACCACCACACAAACGGCGGCGGCTAACACGCCTAAAGCCATAACGCTAAACACGACTTCAATTGGCCAAAACATCGCCCTTGGCACGACAACTTCACAAATTGTTGTGACAAACGCTGGCACTTACAGTATTACGTTCAGCATCCAACTAAGCAACTCTTCAACAACTGCCGCAGACGATGTGGTGGCGTGGTTAAAATTGGATGGGTTGGACGTGCCGTATTCGGCAAGCTGGATCACAGTGCCGGTCAAACACTCTGGGAAAAACGGAAGTGCAATATTGACCGTCAATTTGTCTCAACCGATTGGCACATACGGTTATGTTGAGGTGTATTGGATGACAGTTAACGGCACTACCAGCGTTCAAACTGTTGCAGCAAGTACCTCACCAGCATACCCGGCATCGCCTGGAATCATTGTCACTTTGGCTCAAATCGTATAGGATTGACCTATGGCTTACATCATCTCATCATTTGCTGGCGCAGGGCCGCAGTTCTTTACCAATGGCGGTGCCCCGCTAAACGGTGGACTGATCTATACCTATGCCGCAGGCACCACAACCCCAGCTACGACCTATACCGATGGCACCAGTGGGACGGCTAACTCCAATCCAATTGTTTTGGATTCGTCAGGCCGCACGACAAATGAAATCTGGGTCAACAGCGGCGTACTGTACAAGTTCGTTCTGAAAGACTCAACGGGCGCCCAGATTGGCAGTTACGACAACATCACGGGTATCAATGACCCGAAGATTTTCAACAACATTATTACGGTCACCGGAACCAACACGATTGTTGGAACCTCTGTCCCGCCGATCACTGGTTATGTAACCGGCAACACTTACAGCTTTGTGGTGGCCGCAACTAACACCGATGTGGTGACGCTAAACATCGACGGTCAAGGTGCTAAAAGCATTAACTTAAGCGGCGGCTCTGCGGTTGTTCCGGGTGAGTTGACCGTTGGTAGCATGGTGTTGGTTGAGTACGACGGCACGCGCTTCCAACTGTTGGCCAACTCTAGCCAACGCTCAATCGGTGTGGTCACCGGCACCACTGCTGCTCGACCTGCCACAGGTGTCCCAGGCATGATGCGGTTGAACACCGACACCAACAAGTTTGAGGGCTACAACAACTCGGCATGGACTGGTGTTGGTGGTGGCGCAACTGGTGGTGAAGGACGTAACTACAAAGGCCAACCAGTTCAGGCATCTTGGTCATTCCCAGAAGACAACATCAAGCATTGGTATGGTCTGAGCGATGA